TGTTCAAAGACAAGGTAAGTCATTATCTGAGATTGCGTATTCTGATACACAACTTACTTATGTTACATCAAAAATATCTCTATTATCTGGACATTTATTAAAAACACCTAAACGCATGTCATTAAGGCGTGCAGTAGATACAGATGAAAATGATTTGCTTCTTATTGTAAATGGTGATGATGGAACATTAGCATCATATTCATTAATGAGATCACAGAATGTTATAGCGCCATCAGAGCTTGTAACGGCCCAAGGATCATTTATTGACGTTGGTGTAGATATTACAACAATTTATACAGTTGTTAAAAGAACTATATCTGGAGTAGATCAATACTATGTAGAAAAAGTAGAGCATGGTTTATTGACAGATAGTGCTAAAACAGGCGGTGCAGCAGCGTCAGTATCTATGAGCCATTTAGTTGGCAAAGAAGTTAATATTATATTAGATGGTATTGTGCAAGCTAACCAAACAGTAGCGGGTGGAGGCACAGTAACATTCCCTAGATCCTCTACAACTTCTTACGAAGTAGGATTGCCAATTACAGTGCAAGCTACTACAATGCCTATAGATTTAAAAGTTCAGTCTGGCACAAGACTTGGTTTTAAAAAACGTATTGTTGAGGTTAATGCGTTAGTATTAGAAACACAGAATTTAGTAATTAATGGTATTGAAGTCCCATTTAGATTATTTGATACGCCATCCACATTAGATGCTGACGTGCCAGAATTTACAGGGACTAAAGTATTAAACGGAATTCTAGGGTATAGTAATGAAGCTAAGATTACTATCACTCAGAGCGCACCATTAAAGTTTACCTTATTAGGTATGGAATATAAAGTAGCAGTTCACCAGGGGACATAGTATGAGTTTCTTATTACCAGCAGCACCAGCCATAGCCGGATCAACGGCAGCAGCAGCAACGACAGCGTTTGGCTCTACAGCTTTTTGGGCTGGGACAGCAGCGGCTGCTCCTATAGTATCGTCTACTGTTGTGCCATCAATATTGCTGTCATCAACACCATCATTCTTTGGTAGCCTTAGTAGTGCCTTTAGTGCTATTAAGCCATTTATGGAAGTTATTTCTCCCATAACAACAGCACTACAAGGTGTTAATGCTATACAAACTGGTCAAACACAAGCTAGTATGTATAAACTACAGCAACTACAATTAAGAGCAAAGATAGATAATGATAGACTTAATCTTACAAGACAAAGCAATGACGTATTAAGAAGATTAATGCAGTCTAATGCATCAGCGGCAGCACGTGGTTATGCTGGCGGAGTTAAAAGCTTTGAGGGATCAAGCGCATTACTTATGGATGTTAATGCAAAATATGCTGGAAACGATATGGAAACTATTCAACAAAACATTGCAACATCCGGCACGTATGGACAAATACAAGACAGCATGTTGGCAACAGCGTCAGACAAAGCAGTAACAGGATCTTATTATGATGCATTTGCAAGTGTTGGCAAAGCAGCTTATTTATATAGCACATTGAAAACAGCTTAAGGAAAAGTTATGGCAGATAGTCCACGTTATCAAAGAGCAAATCTAGTTTATGCTGATATGCCTAATATTCAGCCAGTAGATCTGCAAGAGCAACTTAATGCAAATAAACGCATTGGCGCTGCATTAGATCAAATGACTAGCATTACTACTGACATTGGCAAGAAATATGCAATAGAAGCAGCTGCTAAGTATAGCCTTGATAACCCTGTTACTCAAGAACAACTTATTGACGCCCAAAAGAATAATAGCAATCCAATTGCCAAGGATTTAAAAGGCGGCACAATATTTAATGATACGCTTAAAAAAGTTTATGCTCAACAAGCATCAGCAGAGTTTACTAACATTGCCTATACTCACTTTGAAGATGTAGATAAAAGAGTTAAAGATGGTGAATTAACAAATCCAGATGATATTAAGCAAGCGCTTAACTCAGTTATTGAGCCACAAAAAAATGTATTAAGTCAAATAGATGTAGAAACAGGATTGTCTTATGACGCTAAATTAAAGTCATATGCTAACACATACTATAAAGGTGCTTTAAACGAGCTTGATAAACAAGCTAGACAACGTATAGATTTAATGGCTGTTGATACAATGAATGTTCAAACTAAGATGTTTGAAAAGGATATTGTTAATCAATACGATCCTATTGTGTTAAAAGGATTGCTTGACTCAAGACTTCAAGATGGTGATCTTACATTTAAACAAGGATCTCATAGAGAAGCTTATAACAATCAATTACGCAAACAATTAGACTATGCAATCAATAATAAGTTTGCAGAAGATATGGCTAATACTTTTGGTAGCGAAGGCGCTGCTATGCAATCATTGGAAAAAGGTAAGGCTGGTAAATGGACAGCATTTTGGAATGACAAAACACCAGATGAAAAAGATGACCTTAGACAATTTGTATTAAAAGAATTGCGCATTAAGAATTCTGGAGCAGAAGAATTTGATCGTCAATATGCATCTAAACTTAGCGCTGCAAATGATATGCTTACAAATGGATATCAGCCAGATGCAAAGTTATCTCAATGGCTTATTAATAATAGTGGATCATTAAAACCAGACAGTGCTACAAAAGCATCAGCTACTGCATTTAACATGAAGCTAGATCAATTTAACAAACTTAATGGCATGAGCATGCAAGATAGGCAAGTCTATGAAGATTCTATGCTTGCTAAGATTGGCCCTAATATGACTGCTGAAAATTGGCAAGTATATTCATTTATTAAGAAGTCTAATGAAAACTTTAACTCAAATATTAAAAAAGACTTTGTAGCTACAATGAAAACTCAAAGTGCATTTAGAGCTACATCTTTAAACTTTGCAGCACCAGACGATGTATTTCAAACGGAAGTAGATAATAGAGTTAAGCTTGCAAACCAATTTGGAACAATGAATGGGATTAAGCCAAAATATTTAGATGAAGGCGAAGTGCAATCATTACAAATGCAATTAGATGCAGCCAAACCAGATGAAAAGGTAGCTATGCTTGGACGTATTGCTAAATCATTTGGCGGCGGTTCATCAGAAGTATTTAAACAACTATCCCCTAAAGATCCAGTATCTGCTCACATGGGTGTTCTTTATGCAAATAAATCTAATGACTTTATTATTCGTAACGCTGCTAAAGGCCAAGAGATTCTTAAATCTGGATATAAGCCTGTAGAAGAAGCAACACAAAAACAAATTGCTATTAAGGATAATATTGGAAGTGCATTTTATGCTGCACCAGAAAGTTATAATGATGTTGTTAAAACAGCAGATGCATTATATGCTGAGTATGCTATGCGCAATAATCTTTCTGCATTTAATGCCACAGTTTATGGGGAAAAACTACAAGAAGCTTCTGGACGAACATCTGGGGCAGATGGTAAATACTATGGTGGCGTTGTTAAATATAACAAAGAAAAAGTTATTATACCAAACTCAGTTCCGCAAGACGATTTTGAAGATTTAATGGATAAAGCTACTATTGCAGACTTAAGGTATTCATCTGACAATTTTGCGAACCGCGCAAATACTAACGGACTTTTTGCGCAAAACGGAAAAGAATATACATCTGATAAGATTAAAGATGCTAAATTAGTTCCAGCTGGCAAAGACAATTACATGCTTACTATTGATGATAGTCCATTTATTCTTAAAGGCGGATCACCTTTATATATTAACATAGATGTTTTATACAAGAAGCTTAAAAGCGAGAAACGTATTTAATGGGCATTATTAATAGAGATATAAATATACAGCCATACCTATCCAACCAGTCTGTTTTAGGTGGAGAAAGCACTGGGCCATTTGAAAATATGAGAGCTGCTTATGACGCTGCATCATCATATGTATTGGGTAGCGAATCAAGAACAATAGCGCTTGATGAAGTGTTTGCGCCATTAAGACAAAAGGTTATTGACAGATCTAAAGTGTCAGATTTAGACAGGGTAAATATGTTTGGTGCTGACTCTAGAAATCAATATGCATGGGCAGATAGAGATTATCCAAAGTATATTAATAACACTCTTGATTATATTAAGCAAAATCCAGATCTATTTCCAGAGCCAGAGTTTCAAGGATTAACTTATGACATGCTAGAAGAAAAGGCAATTTTAAGCTCAAGAAAAAAAATAGAAGAACAAGAGGAAATTGCATCAAGAAAAACTTTTTGGGGTGGTGTAGGGGAATTTGTTGGCGGCGTAGCTGGCAATTGGTCTACACTAGATTCATTATCATTGGCTGTCAATCCAGAATTAATTGTTATTAAGCCAACATGGCCTATAGTAAACAGAATGTTTAACAATGTTATTGTTAATACAGGAGTTGAAGCTGCTAAGTATCCAGATATTAAGTCATGGCAAGAAAAAGTTACTGGCAAGGAGTATGGGTTTAAAGAGTTTTTACAACATGAAAAAGAAGTAGCTATAGGAACTATTGCATTAACTGGCGCTTTTGAAGGTATTGCTAGAGTCCCATATAAAAAAGGATATCGCTGGACTAAAGATACAATGCTTGAGGGAGTTGAGAAGCTTCAAGATGTATATACAAGAAAATATTTAGATAATGCTGATATTTACATTACAGATACAGCAACTGGTAAAAAATGGAATGTGTCTGTTGGTGGAAAACAAACGCAAGAAGAAATTAAACAAGAATTAATGAAAGATATTAATGCTATTAAAGCTCAAGATAGCATTGATAATTTTATTAGTGAAACTAACCCTATAGCAGATGATGCTGGAGATATTGAACATATAAAGCGTCTTAACCAAGTTAATGAAGCAATGAGAACTGGAAACTTTGATAAACTTCCTAAAGACACTCCAACAACTAATACGATTACAGACATAAATCATTTTGATCGTGCTAACCCAAATGTTAAATTCTATAATCCTAAAGACATTAAAGTAGATGCAGAAACATTTCAATTTAAAGCTGGTGGCGATGTAGAAGGTGTTACTGAAAGGCTACAGGGCGTCACTCAATGGGATCCTATTAGCGCTAATACGGCCATAGTTTATGAAAAAGCTAATGGTGAAACATTTATTGTGGATGGGCATCAAAGATTAGCATTGGCTAAACGTATTACTGCTACAGATCCAGCACAGAAAATTGAGTTTATTGCATTTCCATTAAAAGAAGTAGATGGCGTATCAGTAGAAGAAGCAAGAGTTATTGCTGCTATGAAAAACATTAGAGAAGGAACAGGCACAGCTATTGATGCTGCTAAAGTGCTTAAGATAGATCCATCTTTAATTGAAACATTACCACCTACATCTGCATTGGTAAAGCAAGCTAATGGTCTTATTAGATTATCTGATGATGCATTTAGATTAATTACTAATCAAGTTATACCAGAAAACTATGGCGCTATTGTAGGTAATATAATGACAGATCCTACAGAGCAGATTGCTGCTATTGAAATGCTTAAGCGATTAGATCCGTCAAACATAAGACAAGCAGAGCAAATTATTCGTCAAATGAAAGATACGGGATTTGTCAAATCAACACAGGAAAGTTTGTTTGGAGATGAAGTTATATCAGAAAGTTTATTGCTAGAGCGAGCAAAGATATTAGATGCTGGCACTGCAATGTTTAAAACAGACAAGCTAGTATTCAAGAATCTTATGGACAATGCTAATAAGATTGAGGAATCTGGTAATATCTTAAACAGAAACAACAACGCAACTAATGAGGAAATATATGCCAAAGCAATCGAAATCACAAGGGCAAATGCCAATATCAAAGGATCCATATCAGAATCCCTCACTCGCCTCGCAAGAGAATTTAAAGAAGGCGGAAGCAAAGGTTTACAAGGATACGCCCGCCAGTTCGCAGATGATGTCAAACGATCAATTGAAGATGGCAGTTACGAGAGGGTTCCAAATGGCGGACTTGGCAGCTATGGCGCAATTGAGAAGGAAGCAGTTACGCTCAGTCCAGAAGCAAAACAAGACCTAAGTTTATTTGATGAGGGCATTGGATCTAAAGGTGAAGTAGAGCAGATTAAAGTTTTAGATGCTGCAACAAAAGAAGAATTGCAAATGGCCCCAGAGATGAATGATGCTGTTATTCATGTAGATGATATTGATCCAAATACAGGGATGCCATTTTCTAAAACACTTACCATGAAAGAAATCATGGATGATCTTGCTCAAGACGAAAAAGCAATTAATAGATTGAAAGGTTGTATTTAATGGCATTTAAAGACTGTATTGTTAATGGCCTAAAAGATGGCGATTTAACTCCAGAACAAGCTAAAGCTGCTCAAGATGTATTTGAGCAACGTGAAGCTATGCATAAGAATACTATGGGCGATAGTGCTGCATCAGCTAAGGCAGCTCAAGAAACTATTGAAATTCTTGACTTTGATAGATTGCACAAGAAACGCGTATTGCTATTGCAAAAAGAAAAACAACAAGACATATCTAAGAAGCTATTTGGCCAAGAAGGTTATCGTGGTGGCAGAGATCCTGGCATGGGGGCTAAAGCTTTAATAGCTAAGGGTGATCCATTCTCTACATACAGCAATGTAGAAGCTAGACAAGCATCTATATTTGGTCAATTCCAATCTCAAATATCAGATATATTAGCTACATTTAGAGCAAGAGGACCATTAGGTTTACACTCTAATGTAAATACACTGCATGATGTAGTTCGTGAATTATGGGGAACTAATACTGGCAATGCTTCCGCTAGAGAAATGGCAGAGGCATGGTCCAAAGTAGGTGAGATGGCTCGTCAAATGTATAACGAAGCTGGTGGGGCTATTCCAAAATTAGATACATGGAGATTGCCGCAATCTCATAACATGATGGCTGTAATGAAAGCTGGTCAAGAAACATGGGTTAAGTTTGTAACTCCATTGTTAGATAACACAAAGATGATTAATGAACGCACAGGAAAATCATTTACTCCACAAGAGTTAGACTTGGCTTTAAATGAAGTGTTTAGAACTATTGGCGAAGATGGCTTTAATAAGTTAAAACCAACTGGTGCTTTATATACAGGCCATAGATCATTAGCTAAACGCTATATGGATCACAGATTCTTGCAATTTAAAACGGCTGATGATTGGATGAAGTATCAAGAATCATTTGGCAATCCAGATACATTTGCATCTATGAATCAATACTTACATAGAATGTCGCATGACATAGCTATGATGCAAGTGCTTGGCCCAAACCCTCATGCCACTATGAACTTTATTAGACAAAGCGTTATGAAAGATGCGCAAGAGCTAAAGGTTAAATTACAAGATCAAAATATTGCAGCAAAAGCAGAAAAAAATCTTGACGAAATGGATGAGTTATTCCAGTTATATAATGGATCAGCTTATGCATCAGCAGATAGTGCTACATTTAAAATACTTGGTTTTAATGTCAATGTTCCAAGAACTTTGCAAGGCACAAGAAATATTATTAATTCTGCATTTTTAGGTAGCACAGCTATTACGTCTTTATCAGACTTGGGATTCCAAAAACATACAGCTACACAATTAGGTATAGCATTTGGACCATTATTTAAACGTGTATTTAAAAACCTTAATCCATTAAATGTTGAGGAGCGTGGAAAGATTGCATTGAGAGCCGGACTTATTGCAGACTCATGGATTGGGCTAGCTCAAACACAAGCGCGTTTTGCTGGAGAAATGACTGGACCACAAATTACGCAAAGATTTTCTGACGTTATTATGAGAGCTTCTGGATTAACTGCATGGACACAAGCTGGCCGTCATGCATTTGGTATGGAGCTTATGGGAAACTTAAGCGATCTAGTTGGCAAATCATTTGACAACCTTGATCCTAAAATGCAAAAAGCATTAACAAGATATGGATTTGATAATACATCGTGGGATCTTATACGTCAGTCAGAATTATATAATCATCAAGGCGCTACATTCCTAAGGCCAGAAGAAATACGTTTAGCTACTCATATGCCTAAAGATCAAGCACAAGAGTTAGCATTGCGATTCTTGGATATGGTTAATACAGAAATAGACTATGCAGTTCCTACTGTTGGGTTACGTGCCAAAGCTACATTGACTGGAGGCACAAAGCCAGGAACAGTGCCGGGAGAAATTGTTCGTAGTTTCTCTATGTTTAAAAACTTCTCTGTTCAAGTTCTTTATACACATTTATGGAAATTAATGTCAGAAGCGACAGCATTTAAAAAGGCTGGATCATTTGCTGATCTAGTTATTGCTACAACTGCTATGGCAGCACTATCAATGCAACTTAAAGAAATGGCTAATGGTAGAGATCCAAGAGCGATAGATACTCCAGAGTTTTGGGGAGCTGCATTCTTGCAAGGTGGTGGAATGGGTATCTGGGGTGACTTCCTATTTAGTAATGTTAATCGTTTTGGTGGTGGATTGGAAGATACTATTGCTGGCCCAGTTATTAATATGGCTAACTCAGTTAAGAATCTTACCTATGGCAATGTTAAACAATTAATACAAGGCGAAGAAACTAACTTTGCTGGAGAAAGCATAAGGATGTTAGAAACATATATGCCAGGCAAAACATTATGGTATGGAAAGCTTTTATTCCAGCATGGATTATTTGAAAGATTACATCTATATGCTGATCCTAAATATCAACAAAGACTCAATAGAATGCAAACTAAATACCTTAAAGAAACAGGCCAGCATTATTGGTGGCGTCCAGGCGAAGAAAAGCCAGATAGATTGCCAGAGATATCTAGTGAAACTTTATTGACACAATAGCAAAAATGGTATAGACAAAAACAAGAATATAGTTAAAATAAGGCAAAGGAAAAATCATGGCTGATTATGCAATAACCAACGTAGCAAGACGAGTAGTATACACTGGATCTGCGGGTGTAGGGCCTTATGCCTTTACATTCCCTGTATTAATAAATACAGATATCGCAGTATACAAGAATACAACACTTCTTACTTTAACGACAGACTACACTGTAACCATTAGTGGAACTACTGGTCAAGGATCGATCACATTAGTATCCGCTGCTACAGGCGCTGATCGTATTACTATCGTAGGTGCTAGATCTATTGAGCGTTCAACAGACTTTGTAACTGGTGGCGACTTCTTTGCTAACACACTTAATACAGAATTAGATTCAGAAGTAATCTTTGTTCAGCAAATTGCTGAAACAGCAGAGCGTTCTATTAAAGCGCCTGTTACAGATCCTACATCTATTGACATGACATTGCCAGTTAATACAACTCGTGCTAATAAGTTCTTATCATTTAACTCTACTGGCAATCCACAAACATTAGATGCTATTGGAACATACAAAGGTAATTGGGCTGCAAGCGTAGCTTATGTATTACAAGATATCGTTAAGGATACATCTAATAACAATATCTATATTTGTATTACTGCACATACCTCTACAGGCTCACAACCAATTTCAAGCAATGCTGACGTAGCTAAATGGTCTTTAGTTGTAGACTCTGAATCTGCTTCAACTAGTGCTACTAACGCTGCTTCTAGTGCTAGTGCTGCATCTACATCAGCTACTAACGCTGCTGCTTCTGCTTCTACTGCATCTACTCAAGCAAGCAATGCTTCTACGTCCGCATCTAATGCTTCAACATCTGCTACCAATGCAGCCTCATCTGCAAGTGCTGCTTCTACATCTGCTACCAATGCTGCTTCTAGCTATGATGCTTTTGATGACAGATATCTTGGTGCTAAAGCATCTGCTCCAAGTGTAGACAATGATGGTAATGCTTTATTAACTGGCGCTTTATATTGGGATACAGTAGCAACTCAGTTATATGTATGGACTGGATCTGCATGGAATGCGGCTGCATTTAATGCATCAGGTGCAGTAACTTCATTTCAAACATCATTAAGTGGATTAACACCAAGCACATCATCAACAGGAGCTATTACACTAGGGGGAACATTAGGAACTGCCAATGGTGGCACGGGTTCAACGTCTACAACTTATGTTAATTTAGCAAGCAATGTAACAGGAACTTTACCAGTAGCCAATGGTGGAACAGGCGCTTCTACACTTACTGCTAATAACGTATTATTAGGCAATGGAACTTCATCTCCTACTTTTGTAGCTCCTGGCACAAATGGTAATGTTTTACAATCTAATGGTACAACATGGACTAGTGCTACTATAGCCACTCCTAGTACTGCTGGTGGGACTACAACACAATCAGGTTCATTTACACTAACTTCAGCAAGTACTACTGTACATTACGTTACACCTACCACAACAGGCCAAATTTGTACTTTACCAGATGCTACAACTATAGCTTCAGCTGGCACAAGTATCTTTAAGATTTACAATAATAGCCAATATTATTTTAAGATTAATGACAGCACAGGCACTACAGTTTCATATGTAGCTCCTTTTACCAATGTCGCTTGTAATTTAATTTCCAAAGCTACAGCCGCTGGTACATGGACATTTGATGATGGTTTATTTGTAGGAGTTGAAGCAATTAAATTCTTTAATTTTCCAGATGCAGCTGCAGGCATTAGTGGTCAATTTCAAATATGCACATTAACTTCTACTAAAGAACTTATTATTATACCTACCACTACTAAAGTGTATGGTATTGTTTATGATTCTAGCACCCAAACTTATGGAACAACTGCAACTATTAGAACCACAGCACCAGCAACTGGATGGACTTACAATGTAAGGGGTTTTCCAATATCAGATACTTCTGCTCTAGTAGTTTCTTGTAGTGCAACAACTGCTTTTGAAGCAACTGCAATATCTATATCAGGCACTACTATTACAGTAGGTACACCAGCAACAGCAACATTAGGTGCAACTTTTAATGGTTTTCTAGCTAATATTTTTGTATCTAATACATCTAGTTATATTGTTTGTTATGATAAATCATCAGGCGGCACAGCATTTAGAGCAATTACAGTATCAGGACTTGTACCTACTATTGGGTCTGAGGTAACCGATACTGCTACATTAGCGTATTCAGTAATTGATTTAGGTGGTAGTGCTTTTTTAAGTATAGGAACAAATGGTACTACATCATTATATAATAAACCTTATTCTGTATCAGGTACAACGATTACAGGCGGTACACAAACCACAACAACTATAGTAAGTGCTGAGTACCCAAGAAGTACATATTTATTTAGTTCTGGAAGGGTAGGTATACTATATAAATCATCAGCTACAGTTTGGTCTGGAGGTGTGGTTTCTGTTGCTTCTAACGTAGCTACTCTATCATCTGTAACTTTAACAAACTCTACTACATACCCACAAGCTATTGGATATGGGGCTGGAGGAAATAATCTTATATGTGCTTTTTATAATCTATCTACTGCTGCAATGGTTTATAACGTTTTAACTGATAGTTCAGGAACTGCTGCAGCTGGAACTGCTGTATCTGATAGTGCTATTAGTACTAGTGGACAATCCATAATAAAAGTTGCTAATATTAACAATACAACTAATGAAATAACTTTTGCAAATGCAGAGAGTTATGCTTATAATAATTCAACTGTACTTTTTACAAAAGTTGGAGTAAGTTCTGGAAATCCTGTAGTAAATAGTAAAAGTGTTAGTGCAAATGCGGGTGGCATAAATAGTTATTTTCTCATTAATCAAAACTTTTCTCCAATAACTCCTTTATATCAAAATGGATCTGTGGGTGGGTTTTTAAATCTTACAAAAGGAAGTGTAATTCCTTTAGCCACTTCTACACCATCGTATGATTTTTCAGGGAGTAGTCAAAATAGGGCGCCTATGCTACAAGGAGATCAAGTATTTTATATTGATTTTCCAGCACAAGCTACAGCATACATAAATCCACCTATATCTTCTACTAATACTATAGACCTTTCATCAGGTTGGACTGCATATTCTGGTTATTATGGTTCACATACAAATTGTGTATTATATAAATATAAATCACTTTATTAGGATAAAATTATGAACTACCCAATAGATAACAGTTTAGCAAAAGCTCAAAGATTAGCAGCTTATCGATATGAGTCTGATCCTATTTTCTTTGAATGGCAACGTGGTACAAAAACAGAACAAGAATGGTTGGATAAAATAGCAGAAATTAAAGCAAGATACCCATATAAAGATGTAGCATAATGTCTAAACCTACCCAAGCTGAATTAGAATCAAGACTAAGCACACACGAAGAAGTATGTTCTATTCGATATGAGCAAATCAATGCTAGACTTAAACGCTTAGAACAGATCCTTCTTGCTACAGCTGGCTTCGTTATTGTATTCTTGCTAACTCAGAGTTATGCTCATGCTGATACTACAATCAATAACAAAGGGATGCCAGTGCCTAGTGCTATGGCCCCATCCATGTCTGGCTTTTCTAATGACATGTGTAAGTCTGGTGTATCTGGTGGTGCTAACACAGGCATGTTCTCTATCAGTGGCGGTGCTACTATCACAGATGAAAACTGTGAGCGTATTAAACTAGCTAAGACACTTAACGATTTAGGTTTAAAGGTAGCAGCAGTATCAGTATTGTGTCAAGACAATCGTGTTTGGGAAGCTATGGAAATGTCTGGCTCACCTTGCCCTATTGGTGGTTCATTAGGTTACACAGCTAAACGTGCATGGCATGAGAGAGATCCAAAACGATTTGAGAAACTATATGGTTCTACCTATACGCTCCCTCTTATTCCTAATACTCCTGTGGAGTAACCCAATCTATGCATGGTATTGCACATATGTTCCAACAGCTCAAGGCTGGGTTAGTAACTTACAGTGCTATGGCATTGACGATGCTACAGCGCTTACTACAGCATGGTGTCCGTATAGGCCAGATGATCCTATCTGCGCTCCATACATTCAGCCAGTCTGCACCGATACAGTGGAGTATCAATCGCTTAGTTGCCCTCTACCACACTATAGTGGCGTGGTTAATCAGAGTCGTTCCTATGCTTGTAGCTCAAGCACTTGGACTTCTTGGACAACTACGTCAGATAATTGCACACAAGATCCGCCAACTTGTTTTGAAACTACAGAACAAAGGACACTAGCATGCGAAGCTGGATACACTGGATCAATACTAGAACAAAGGCAGTCAAGTTGCTCGACTCCATACTCGACACCAGCGTGGGGTTCTTGGATTCAAGTTACCAACAGTTGTGTCAAGTCGATGGACAATCCAACGAATCCAATCAGTCCGACAAGTCCACTCAGTGTGACAAGTCCATTGAATCCCATCAATGCACCAGTCATACCAATAGAACCTGTAATTGTGCCGATGGACAATGTGCAGACTCAGAATCAGCAAGCACCTACTTCGGGCAAGGAAGAAGTAAAAGCAGAAGTGAGGACAGAAAGCAGACAAGAATCACAGCCCGCATCGAGAACAACCGCAAATACAGAAGCGAAGCTAGACCCAAAACAAGAGCTTCCGAAATCAAAGGAACTCGTGCCTGGGTTTGGGATTGTTATGAGTATGCAAATGCTAACACAAGCATACACGATACAGAATCAACAGATCATAGAAGCAATCAACATGGAGCAAGAGAATGGCTACGCAAGAGAACAAGAAGTATACTTTAAACTTATCCTCGCAGATGATATTGGGGATAATCTTATCGGTGCTAGTTCCTACCAGTGGAGCAGTCTACTACGGGATAACCCTATTCAACGATTTGACTTCGACAATTGAAGAAGTAAAGAAAATGAGTAATGTTGAAACACGCATTACATTAGTAGAAGATAGAGTTAAAGCTGCTGACAATCGCATGATTGAATTAGCTATGTCTAACAACAGAGCTTATGAGAAAGCATCAGAAGCATTTGCTACATCTAAAGAAACAGCAGCTATCATTAAAGGATCACAAAGAGAAATTGATGTATCTCTTAGCGCAGTGCGTGAGGAGATGAAAGCATTACGCAAATCAACGATCAATCCATTGGCCAAGTAATGAAGCTATTAACCAAACAAAACTTGCGTAAGATGTATGCTTGTTTTGTTGGGCTACCTCCGTTCAATGGCTACAAGATGCCAGCACCGCACAAGGTTAATTTTAGTATCATCAATACTAAAGGTGAAGTGCTTGGATACTTTCTTACAGAGCCTACTAGAATACAAATAGATATCTCTAATGATACATACCTAAAGATATCTGAAACACTTATGCATGAGATGATTCATTGTATGCTTTGGTATCATGGACACAATGACTTTGATGCACACGAAAAGAAGTTTAACAAATATGTTAATATCATCTGTGACCTATACGGATTTAACAAAGAGGAGTTTTAAATGTTTAGTATTATCAGTGGTATATTAGGGTTTGCTACAAGCGGGCTACCAAGTCTGCTCGGATTTTTTCAGCAAAAAGGTGACCAAGCACATGAACGTGAGATGGCTAAGTTACAGAACGAACAAGCTATGCGTATGGCAGAGAAAGGTTTTGTATCTCAAGAGAAGATTGCAGCTATTGAATTAGAAGGAACATACGCAGAAACATACGCACAAGAACGTGAAGCATTATATGCACATGACACTAAGCTAGTAGAAGGTGCATCACAGTGGGTCAAGACTCTTAATGCCTGTGTCAGACCATTCGTTGCATTTACTTTTGTAGGCTTACTTGTATTCGTTGATGTAGCTGGCTTCATATGGGCAGTTAAATCTACTGGTGGATTCACACCAGAATCTATGGATGCTATATTCTCTAGCGATGAGATGAGCATTGTAGCCTCTATCATTGGATTCTACTTTGGCTCTCGCACATGGGAAAAGAAACGTGAAAGTATCTAAGCGTGGTATCGAACTTATTAAACATTTTGAAGGTGTGCGTAGTCGGCCCTATCGTTGTGCTGCAAACCTGTATACTGTGGGTGTTGGTCACCTTATCGGCGATGGCAAACATTTGCCTGATTCTTGGAACAGAACTTTTACGCAAGAAGAAATAGATGGACTTCTTAAATCAGACCTCAATCGTTTCGAGTTGGGAGTATCTAAGATGCTACCTAACGTGCGCCTTAGACAATGTGAATTCGATTGCTTGGTTTCTTTTGCCTTCAATCTTGGCTTGGGGACATTTCAAAGATCAACACTCCGTCAAGCGTTGCTTCGTGGCGATAAAGAAGCGGCTATGGAATCGCTCTTAAAGTATTGTCGTGCTGGTGGACGTATACTTAAAGGACTTCAACTAAGACGTGAAGCAGAAGCCAAGATGTTTGTTGCAAACTATTGATTAGTATGATATCTTAACGATACCTAACTACATGGGATCGTTATGGCTACTAAATCATACAAATCCGTATTAGTAATATCAGACTTACATATACCATATCACCATCCAGATGCATTCAACTTTCTTAAAGCGCTCAAGACAAAATACAAACCCGATCTTGTTATTAATATTGGTGACGAGCTTGATATGCATGCGATGTCTATGCATGATAGTGATCCAGATCTATTCTCTGCTGGCCATGAGTTGGCAGCATCTATTGCATATATTCAAACGCTAGAAAAGATATTCCCTAAGATGCAGATTGTGCATAGCAATCATTCATCTATGCTATACAGACGTGCATTAAAGCATGGCGTTCCTAAAGGTTACCTTAAACATTACAATGATTTCTTAGGTGTTGGCAAAGGCTGGCAATGGGAAGAAGATATTACTGTCACCCTATCAGATGGATCACGATGTTTCTTTACACATGGACTATCTGCTGACGTATTAAAAGTAGCTATGCAGTATGGTATGAACACAGTCCAAGGTCACTACCATACTAAGTTTAGTATTGGTTACTATTCAAATCCAGATGCGCTAGTTTGGGGCATGCAAGTCGGTTCACTTATCAATCAAAAGTCAATGGCATTTAACTATGCTAAAAACTTTAAGACAAGATTCATCGTTGGCTGTGGAATGATCCTTGATGGCCAACCAAAATTAATGCCAATGGTTCTTAATACAAATGGTAAATGGAATGGTAAAATTGTGTAGTGGAAAACCCTACATCAGAACAGTTACATGCTTTAGATAAACTCATAGGACGTAAGATATGGGATATCGAAATCATTGAGGAAGATAACGAAACTATCGTTAGAATTTTTTTCAGTGAAAATGAAGATGATTTTATACTTATCTATGCTCAATATATGGAAATGTCCATAGTCACACCAAAACCAACGCAATTACACTAAAACTAGGTAGGCTAGGGTATTACCCACCTAGAGATCGTGCGTTATAGAGCGATTGTGTAGGTTCTATATACCAATCAATAGCTTACAACTGACTTATACGCTTACCTATCCATCTCATCACAGGAACTGCCATAGAATTACCTAATGCTTTATATCGAGTAGTATCGCTTGATGTTGGAGTGTTAGTATAGCCATCCGGAAAGCCTTGTAACCTTTCACATTCCATTGGAGTTAGTCTACGCACTCTCATTTGCTGCATAACCTTTGGACCGCTATGAGTAGAGCTTCCCCCAGCTGCGGTCATTGTTGCGGTTACATCTCCCTGTATAGTTCCATTGTATGTATCTACGGCAACTCCAGGTCTTTGACATGCAGTTAAAGTTCCAGACAGTTCTCTTTCAAATTTCATTTCATCTGGTCTAGCATTAACATGAAATCCATGAGCAACTGCTACCTGGTTATCACCCATAACTGCTCTTAATGTAGGAGATAGTTCTTCTGAAAACCTAGATGGATTGCCTTCACGTTTAGCAATGCCTGGTTCAAAGCCATAAGCTATTCCATGCACTCCTGTTGCATTTAATGTATACATTACTTCTTCTGAGTATCCATTACCATTGCCACCATTATGAGCTTGTCTACCAATAATGTTTTCTGCTATAGCATATGACTTAGGTTCTAATACTAAAGGTTTAATATCTAAATCTGCACCGCCTGTTCCATAACTAGCAGTTAATGTTTTAGATACATCCTTGAGATCAATAGCACTTACTCCGTTAGATACTAAGACTGCATTGCCTTCTGATCTTGCTGGATTGTAACTGCTGTAGCTTGAAGGGCTTGCCTTAATGCAGTTGGCAATTTCTTTTCCCTCTTGTCTGCTCGGTGTAATATCCCTAGACAAGCTTTCGGACTCAAATAATACTTTGGTAGCACTTCTCCAGTCTCCAAAACATCCGACAACGAACACACGTCTGCGTCTTTGTGGCACTCCGAAGTATTGAGCGTCAAGAACTCTGTAGGCGAACCCATACCCGAGTTCAGCCATCCCTTTAAGGAGACAGGCAAAGTCCTCTCCTCCGTTACTAGAGAGAACACCTGGGACATTTTCCCATAGTAACCATTTTGGTTTAAACTTTTCTGCAATTCCAAGATAGGTAAGCATAAGATTTCCTCTTGGATCTTCAAGTCCTTTTCTAAGTCCAGCGACTGAGAATGATTGACATGGTGTTCCTCCGACCAAAAGTCCGATTGATTCATTTAGATTCCATTCTTTATAGTTAGTCATGTCCCCGTAATTGGTTACATGAGGGTAGTGATGATTTAATAATTGACTTGGAAATTTCTCAATCTCTGAGAATCCAACTGGCTTCCAACCTAGTTCATGCCATGCTACTGTTGCTGCTTCTATACCGCTACATACTGATAAATAGTTCATTAAAATTTCCTTTTCATAAGATAACTTTAATACATGTTAATAAAATATATGATTGTTAATTACTACTTTTATAGGCTTGCCCCACTGGTTAGGTAAAGCTACGCTATGAAAATGTGTGCTGCCCTTACTTGTATCTTTAATCTTTTTGTTTAGAATTTTTTCAGCTAAATCTAGATATGGTCGCAACTTCTGCATGTCATAATCTTTTGGCTTAGTAGTCCATTCAAATTGGTATGGCCTATAAACTTCAAGACATACTTTGTTGCGGTCATAGTTAGCTCTGCGATACAAAACATAACCCACTGCTACTTGCCCACTAACTGGCTCTGCACCAGCTTCGTGAGCAATAGTTAATGCCATACACATCATTGCTGCACTTATCATTTTATCTTGCCCTGTAAAGTGAAAAACTCTTTAACTCCAAGACTTTGCATCAACTTCTTCTTTACATAGTCTTTATGATAGCCAGCAATGGATAAACATATATCTCGTAAATCCTGTGGCTCTCTAGTTAAAAAACTAATTGCATTGCATCTCTCTAGTAACGTGCATTTATTATTTATTGCGTCATGCATGGCACTTGAGAATAATGCTATAAATAACTTACCTTCCGGAGTGAACCGATATAAGTCTGTTGTGTCTAATACCGCTTGATCTTCTGCATCTAACATAAATTTCCTTTCATTAGGTATGTTTAATGTTTTTGCTTATATACTTTGTATCGCAAAATACGCATAATTTGCGTAACAAGTAATCTTGCTTGTCATAAATAAGGACTAACACCATGTGGACAACTCCAGCAGCTACTGAAATGCGCTTTGGCTTCGAAGTTACAATGTATGTAATGAATAAGTAATCCAAGCCATAAGGCTAAGGGCAATGCCTACGGAGATCTTTGTTGCTCTCCATACGCGTTGCCTTTTTTCTTTAGGCGACTCTAAATTCACTTCGTATTCATATCCATTAATTTCTTTAAACGAGCGTGGAAAACGCCATTCAAAAGCATTGAAGTCTGTCTTAACTGGTTTCATTATTATCCTTTCGTTCTGTTGATCCTAGTGGCTTGTCTGCCTATGTATAGGACCTTCTTATCTACGGGTAAGCGGTCTAATGTCGGTAAGTTTACGTCTATTAGTGCCTTGAGTTTTGCTACTTTATCCTCTGTTGGAAGGCTAGAATTAACTAGCTGTTCTGACATTGCATCAAAATTCTTCTCCCATGTCAATAGATCTGGGCAACTAATTGCATCTTTGCCTGGAATAAAGAAGGATAAAACGTTAGTTTGTGGCTTTTTTACCACACTGCCAGCTCTTTCTGTTGCTAAATTGCCATCATCATCCTCTGGGGCTATGCCACAAGTGGCCATAAGGCTATATCTACGGGCATATGTCAATGCACTACCATACCCTTGAGGATCTTGCTTAGGTGCTGGCACATGTAAGATGCCACCACTTAACTGCTCACCAGACTCATGCAATAGGATCGTTTCAATGCGAATACCACTCTCACAGTCGTGAGTTTGTTGAATCAATGCTATGCCATTGTTGTTTAACGCATCAAGCACGGCCTCAATACAGCCATCTAAGGCTACATACTTAGATCTAAAGTGTGGGTTTGTTGCTGTCTTTAATGCTGGTGCAAACTCTTTTTGTGCCTTTACAAAGGCTGCTGCTATAACTTTCATGTTTATTTATCCTTTTCAAAATATGATTCATTCTTCTTGAGATTAATCTCTGCCCATACTACTGCTACTATTACCATTAACAATAGGAGTCCACCACAAATACCTAACCCCCATAATGCACAAATCAAATCTTTCATATACGATCCCTTATAGATAGTTTAGATTGACGAATAACATAACCTTCTTTTGCTGGCACAGTTTTTGCTGGCTGTGCTTTATACTGACGCATAGGCCATGAGATCTTGTAACGACCAGCATGACATATCTCTTTATCGCGCATCTGATCCATAATGTTGCGCTGTAATCTATCAATAGCTTCTTCTGCTTCTGCAATAGCTTCTCTTAAAGTAATGATCTTCTCAGCTTGTATTTCAATCTCTGGAATCTCAATAACTTCTTTTTCTGCATGGTCAAAGATCCTTGTTGCTTCTGCACTTGTTGCTAATGGATACCAATCAATCTCAGAATCACGTTTATACTTTTCTATCTTCTCATTGAACTCCATAGCTGCTTGCCTTACCATATTGACTTGATCTTCATTGTATTCATACACAAAGATTCTTAATGTAGTGCCTTTGTATAAGACACAAAGAGCGCCCCATGAGGCTTCCATGATGTCCATCTGACCTTGTAATTGAATGACACCACGATAAACTGCTGGTGTATTTTCAACTTCTTGACCGGTAAGCTTGGCTTCAAGTATGCCTGTGCCACTTAACTTGATAGAGTCTTTATTCATTACATAAATACCCTTATCAATATCTGTATATATGACACTATCGTTGCCTACCACTGTGCCATCAAGACTGCAAGCTAATGGAATATCCTTGTGAAAGTATGCTTTATCGTGTTCTAAATCATACGATTCAAGTCCGAGTCTTGTTGCTGACTCCTCTAGAATTGTTTTCTCTAGTTTGTTTCCCCAATCCATAGCTTCATTACTATTAAATTCTGGTTCTTTGCCATGCAATGAATCTATTGAAATCTTAAGTTCATCATTTGCCGTGCGATATTTGCTAAAGCCCAACACTGCCGGGAGTCTACTGCATGACAAAATGTCATTAGGTGTTAATTTGCCTACCATAGATTGATATCCTTATTTAATTTATGAATGTTATTCATCAAACGATACACACTTCCTTGAGTCCACTTCTTACGCCTATAAGTTAATATGCCTAGTGCATTGAGATCTTCTGCATACTTTTGGGCATCAAAACATTGATTTCTACCTTTAACTATTTGTATGACATCAATCATACCAAGTGAAAACTCTGCAGCCTTGCGCCTTGTTGCATCGCCTCCAGCCTGGGAAATTCTTTTAATGTCTTTTGGTGGCGCACCTAACTTGATGCCACGAGCTTTTGCTGCCTGGAGTGCATTCTTTGTATTGATTGAAATTTGTCGTCTTGTTTCTTCATTTAATACTGCTCTAATATGAAGTTCAAAGATAGATGCTTGAGGGCTTTCAGCTACAACGATGCTATTAGGTGGTAATTCTTCCAATAGTTTTGACATTAATGCAACTGACCTGGTAAGGCGACACTGTTTAGCTACTAATAACTTACAACTTCGATCATGCTTTAACATGTCCAAAGCTACAATTAAATTAACTCTATCATTGTGACTTCCAGATTCTACATCGGTGAGTTCTGTAACGATCTCAACGCCTTGTTGCTGTGCATATGAAAAGCAGATTTGTTTTTGGGCTTCTAAACCTAAACCGCTCTGCCCTTGTTTGTCTGTTGATACTCTATAATAAGCTATAAATTTCATGCTCTTATGTCCTTTCACGGATTAAAAAAAAGATAACGAATTATGATTTTAACATGATCCGATATCTTTTGTAAAACTTAAAATACTATTAATTTAATGATGAGATAGATTGAAATAAAACAATAAAAATAGACAAAACCCTTAACATATATCATCTTTATTCCTCTCGCAGCTTAAAAAGTGAATAAAAAGAGAATCCAAACATACATTGAAAACAATCCGAGGAAAGCATAGAGAACTAACTGTAAAAAACTAGGTTCATTTCGCATTTTAATGCTCCTTAAATGATTTAAAAATGGTTACTAATGGCAACCCCTAAGCACCCTTAAAAAAGATGCTTAGAATTGGCACTTTCTAGCTAGGATCAGAAGAAAAAATTACCCCTTGCACATCCTCAATTTGTTTGATGATTTTAAAATAGTCTTTTTTTGATATTTCTTGAGGTAAACAAAGAGTTGCACCTTTTTCCAATTCTTGCACTATTTCCAAAATTTCCTTTTTAGATAGTTTCATGTTATCTAATCCTCCTCATGGTGAAATTATCAAAGGTAAATGATTCATGTGTTTGCCATGTAAAATTGACATAAGACAAAGCTTCCATCCATTCAAGAACACCAACCGCAAGTGTGTTGCCTTCAAGATCTTGCTTTTCTTCATCCTCATCAAAGAGATTCGTGTCTTTGTATTGTTCATAAAGACTCTCTTTGGTGTGAAGTTGTATTATTTCGCCATCATTCCACTGACAAAGAAAAAGCGGTGCATTGGAATCAAAGCTATGATTTAAAAATTCAGAACAACACATGCGAGCAAGTGAATAAGCTTGTTGAGCGTTCATTTTGCCCTCATCGTGTTGAAAATGAATGTCATTGATTGATTCAAAAAGATCTGTTAATGAGTAAACTTGTTGAGTTATTGCCATGATTAATTCTCCTTTAATGGATTGATTTACAACCAACGATGATTTAATTTAATTCCGAGAGTTCTGCCTAATACATCTACAAGGTGAAATCCCATATCCATACCGCAACCGCCAACACCTACTGCATGGGTTTTCTCTTTGTAAGAATATCCAAGGGCTTTTGCAACGCTCCAGGTAAGATAGATTGGTTCATTATTAGCAATAATGAATGGTTGAATGTGTCTATACATACCGCTTGAAGATACATGCTTTAATACTGTGTAGACTGTTTCACCATTGCCTAAGTATTCTTTTAACTTTGCGATTGCTTCCTGGGTTTCTGTTTTCTTGCTCATAATAATGCTCCTTTTTTGGATTGATTAAATGTGTTACAAGTGACAATTTAGAGATATCTTTTTAAGTTGTCAATAGTTAAATGCAAATAAATCTGATAAAATACATAAATGCTTGAATCGAAATACATTTTGCCCGAGGCGATAAAGCTTAAAACTACTAAAAACGAGGACTTGAGGAAGTTCTGTGTGATGCCTTTAAGGGCATTCTTAAACCCTAAAATCTCACCTTATGCATTAAGAGTTCTTGGAGTATTGGCGAGTTATTGCAATCGTGGTGGTTTCTCTTTTGTATCTCTAAAAACAATTGGCAAAGATCTAAGTTGCACTCCACAAAATGTGGGTAAACATCTAAAGAAATTAGAAGCTTTCGGAATAGTTGAGAGCTATAAAAACTACTTTCCAATGTTAAAAGGCAATACCAGGCGGATCATATTTGACGAAAATATTAAGAGAAATGACTTAAAAGAACACGACTTGCACAACTCAGAAATAACAGAGATTTTGAATAACACTAAGTTACAAAACAAAGTAAGTGGAGAAGATGAGAAAGTGCAAGAGGTTTCTCAATCAGTAGAACCTGGAATAGATCCTATACTAGCTATTTTTAAATGTCTGACATCTGAGGGTGATATGTTAGCGGTTGAGAGATCAATTGAGAGCGGATCAGATCCTATTATGATACTTAGAGGACTAGAACGAGGCTTGAGCGTATCAGATGCAATCAATTACATAGGCTAAATGTTCGTTTAGCTGTCAGAAAAGAATCAATAGTAATTCATTAACACTCTGAAACATGCATGGCTCTAGTGAGTTATCAGAAAGACGACCCTTTGCCCCCCACCCCGTCCGCTTATAGTGAGGGTATCTCACACAATTTTTCGCTAGAAATTTGAAAACTCCAGCACTCTAGACACACTATAGGTGTAGAGTAGATAGAGTATGTTGTCATTCTTTAAAGACTATATTTAAATTTGAATGAAAACGATTGATGTTTGGTAGATGGTATGTCTTAGCAAAAGCAAACCTTTCCTACTGACTGCTTTTTATTAATACATAATGATTTAAAACCTAAAGATCGTGCGACAATAGAACCTAACCCGATAATAAACAGTATTGTTTAAATTATCTTACTAACCTTTTAGGGTTGTAGCTTCTCGTTTATCTAGTTTAGATGTAATGCACTACTTCACATCCCCAGTGGTCAGATCCCCGATACTGTTGTTTGATCCCATCCGGGAACAACACTTAAGGAGAATCCACCGATTCAACACGTTTATCCCTATCTGTCAGCTACTACATTTAGGAGGGCTGGGTAATGGCCCCGTGTTAGTAATATAAGCGATAAATAATTTTAAGTCAATCTATAAATACTATTGACATAGATATCTTAGTGATATATATTGCGTATATGAGCAAAGGATCAACACCAAGACCATTTACAGACAGAGAAATCTTTGAAGCTAACTTCGATAAAATCTTTGGTAAGAAGAAACCATCTCCTAAAATCAAAGTTGCACATCCAGACAGTATTAAAGAATATGAATACGAACTCAACAAATCCACAGGCGAAGTAGAAAAGGTATTTAAAGATGGACGCTAAAGAGTGGATGCAATCTATGGCTAAAGCTTTTGGTAAGTATGAATACAAAGTTAAGTATAAAGCTGATGCTGGTGAAGTAGAATTAAAAAGTCCTAATTGGCGAGAAGATCCACCTAATCTAAAAGCATATAAAGCTATTGATTGTATCTTGCCAGTATTTTTAAGGAATGCTAAACCACAGGCAAAAGATAAAAAGAAGTTAGTTAAACAAATAACCAAGTATAAGGAGAATGTATGAGTAGCGAATTAAAACCATTTCTAGTAAGGCTTACACCAGAGAGTGTAGAGTTATTAGATAAAGCAGCAAAGCAACTCAAAAGACACAAGGCAGTTATTATTAACCAACTTATTAATCAATACTTATCTGATAGCTTAAATGATATCAATGAGCGATTAAATAAGTTAAACGCATGATATTAGAATTACCATACCCACCATCAGTAAATACTTATTGGAGAGCCAATGGCAAAAGAAGATTCATTTCTAAAGAAGGCACTCTCTTTAAGCTGGCTGTCCAAGCTTACTGTTTCAGAGAGAAAGTTAAATCTTTTGGTGATAAGCGTCTTAATGTGTATATTAATATTCATCCACGTAGCAAACGAAGATTTGATTTGGACAATTGTTTAAAGGCTATTTTAGATGCTATGATGGCAGCCGGTGTATATGACGATGACTCACAGATAGATCAGTTATCTATTAACAGAGTTGAGCCATGTGTAGGCGGTAAAACAATGGTGGTGATTAGTGAAATCTAAACCAGAAGTTACTTTTGAAGAAGCACCCGTTGGTCAGTTTGGCCACAGATTTTGTTCTACATGTTATGCCCATGTTAAAAGTGATGGTGGCATGTGGAAGGTATCACCGAAGAAAACAAATAGACGCTGGATCTGCGCTAGGTGTCTAGAGAAAAGAGTTAAAGGCGCACCCGTTAAATAGGAGAATAGCATGGCGGAAGATAAAAAACCACGTAAACCAGGAACAGGCGTAGCATTTGTAAACGAAAATAAAAAAGAAGATTGGCATCCAGAGTGGACTGGCGAGTTTGCAGATCTTGATGGCAATTTATATTATCTTAATATTAAAGAAGCAGTAGGCCAACATCTTGGAACACCATATCGTCAAGTAAGTATTAAACCAAAAGTAGCAAAAGCTGCGCCAGCTAATGCTGCGCCAGCGTCTTTTGATGACTTGCCAGACGACTTGCCATTCTAATGACAGATGAAGTCAAAACCAAAAAGCCCATTCCTTCACTTGCTGGCTATGGTGGTGTCCGTAGCCTTCAAAAGAAGCTTGAGCGTTCGACTACGTTGCAGCAGAATCGTGAAGCTGTCAGCTATTCTCTTTTATGTTTGGCGAATACAAAGCTTACTGATGTTATGGAGTGGGACGAGCAAGGCAATATTAAAGTTAAACCGAGCAAGGATATACCAGAACACGCCTTGCAAGCTATCAAAAGCATTAAGTCAAATACTAAGACAGATAAAGAAGGCAATAGCTATACAACTCTTGACATAGAACTGTGGGATAAAGTTGGTGTATTACGTATACTTGCTAAAGCTTCTGGTTTGTTAGATAATCCGGAAGAATCAGATAAACCAAGCGTATTAGGTATTAACATACGCGCACCAGAGATCATAGACAATGACGAAACCACAAGACCCGATAACAAAGATACTGAATGATCGTCAAGTAACGCATGGTGGTTATTTGCCTAAATGTGTTTTCATTCAAATGGTCAAAGAGCAGATGCGCGATGAAAACGGAAATTGGTATAGATTAGATTCAGACATGCAAGAATCATTAGATATGGTGATACATAAGATTAGTCGTATTCTTTATGGAGATCCATATCATACTGATAACTGGCTAGACATAGCTGGTTATATTATGTTAGTTGGAAATCGTTTACAAATTGAGGAGGAATTTAATGAGCGCACCAAATGATTTAGAATCGCGTATTCAAAAGTTAAGAGATGCATATGCATTAAATAACATATATCAAACCGAAGCGTTACAAATTATTGATGCATTGCAAGCGCAACTCGCAGTGCTTAATCAATTACTAATGCTCGAAATTAAAGATATAGATGGCTAAAACAAAAGAAACATCTCAGAAAGCCATTCATGGCCCTGGGATTGATTTAGATTTTAGCACCGCTCCAACAACATGGAACTTTCTACAGTCAGACGCATTCGTGCGTGGACTGATGGGGCCTGTTGGCTCTGGTAAATCCTATGCATGTGCCGCAGAGATTATGATGCGAGCAGTCAGACAAAAGCCATCTCCAGTGGATGGTATTCGTTATACACGATTTGTCATTGTCCGTAACTCATATCCAGAATTAAAAACAACAACGATTAAAACATGGCAAGATTTATTTCCAGAGAACACCTTTGGTCCAATGTTATACACTCCCCCTATTACTCATCATATTCGTTTGCCATCTCGTGGTGAAGCAGCGGGTATTGATTGCGAAGTTATCTTTTTAGCATTAGATCAACCTAAAGACGTAAGAAAACTTTTATCACTTGAATTGACTGGAGCGTGGGTAAATGAAGCTCGTGAACTTCCTAAAGCAGTTATTGACGGACTTACTCATCGTGTGGGTCGATATCCGACACAACGTGATGGTGGACCTACCTGGCATGGTGTGTGGATGGATACTAATCCAATGGATGATGACCACTGGTGGTATCGACTAGCAGAGAAGGATAAGCTTAATGGCAAGTATGCATGGCAATTCTTTAAACAACCTGGCGGTGTTACAGAAGTAGATCCTGGAAACTTGCCAGACAATCCAGAAGCTAACGACCATATCTTTTCTGGTGGACGTTGGTGGAAGATAAATCCTAAAGCTGAAAACGTAGGCAATCTACCAGCGGGTTATTACATGCAGATGTTAGGCGGTAAGAACTTAGACTGGATTAAGTGTTATGCCGAAGGTAAGTATACATACGTTCAAGAAGGCAGACCCGTATGGCCAGAGTATGATGACAGCTCTATGAGTGGCGAAGTAGATTACGATCCAGAGCTACCATTACAAGTTGGCCTTGACTTTGGTTTGACTCCAGCCGCAGTAGTTGGGCAAAGATTAAACAATGGACGATGGATTATATTAGATGAGATAGTTACATTTGATATGGGACTAGAAAGATTTGGTCAGCAGTTATTAGCAGAACTTAATGCTAGATACCCTAAAGCACAAATGTTAATGTGGGGCGATCCAGCGGGTATGCAACGAGATGCTATTTACGAAGTTACTGCATTTGACTACTTACGCACATTAGGATTACGCGCACAGCCAACACCATCTAATGACTTTAAAGTTAGACGTGAAGCAGCAGCAGCTCCTATGCAAAGACTTATTATGGGTAAGCCTGGACTTATGATTGCAACTAAATGCAAGATGATACGTAAGTCTTTAGCTGGCGGTTACCATTTTAAACGTGTAGCTGTCGGTGCTGGACAAGAACGATTTAAAGATGCGCCAAACAAAAACGAACACTCTCACGTAGGCGATGCTTTTGGATACTTACTTCTTGGTGGAGGGGAACATAAAAGATTAACTAAGAGTCCATTGTCAGCATCAACTGTAATTGCACAAACTGTAGCGAGTAATGACTTCAACATATTCGATTAGTCCAGAAGCGTTAGAAAACTTCCCGCATGTTAATGGAAGTTATTATTTGCCATTTCATGTAAACCATTTAGATGATCTAGATGGCATTGAGGGATATATTCAAATGTTAGGGTTAGAAGGGTTTAAGACACAAATTGCTGGTCAAGCAACACGTGGGCCAGTTGTAACAGCCTTTCTTCATGGACAACCAGTGGCTGTATTTGGGTGCGGATTGCTATGGAATGGTGTGGCAGAAGTGTGGTCACTACTGTCGCCGACATCCAAGCGATATCCAATAGCCATGATTCGCGCGTCAAAAGCCTTTTTAGATATCTGTTGGATAACATTTAACTTGCACAGATTGCAAATATCTGTTAAAACATCTGATAATGTTGCTATGCGCTTTGCTCTAGCGTTAAAGTTTGAGCCAGAGGGTATTATGGCTAAATATAGTCCAGCACAGGAAGATTTTACTTTATTAAGGAGATTGTAATGGGTGGATTATTTGGCGGAGCGCCAGACACTTCTGCTGCCGAAGAAAGTTTAGCTATGCAACGCAAGCAAATGGCAGACGCAGAAGCAAAGGCATTAGAAGATAAACGTAATTTAGAAGAACAAATGGCTGGCAGACGTAGATCAAGAGCAGTAAATGGATCACGTGCGCTACTTTCAGAAGAAAGACTTAATCCAGAAACTGGCGTAGAAACGCTAGGAACTGAAACCCCACCAACAGGAGGATATTAATTATGGGTAGCAAATCAGCGCCACCAGCACCACCACCACCACCACCAAAGGATTTAGCACCAGAACGTAATATGGCATCAGAATCAGCAGCGGCTAAACGTGCGCGTCAAAGACGATCATCATTGATTTCATCTGTAGCTACACCAGATGCATTAGGATCTGGCGCAACTTTAGGCACTGGAGAAAAAATATAATGAAACAAGACAAAATGCAAGCTAAAGTTAAAAAGGTTATGCGTGAGTATAAATCTGGAACTTTGCATTCTGGTAAAGGTGGCCCAGTAGTTAAATCACAAAAGCAAGCCGTAGCAATTGCTATGAGTGAAGCTGGAATGGCTAAAAAGAAATGAAAGAAGTTTGGGATAAAGAAAGACCAAAAAGCTTAGGTAAGTCTAAAAAACTTACACCTATGCAAAAAGCAGCAGCTAAACAAATGGCTAAAAAAGCTGGTAGGCCATATCCCAATCTTGTGGACAACATGAGGGCATCTAATAAATGAAAGCAGAATTATCAGTTGAGTTAGATGACGAAGATATTAAGTCTAGTGCTAAATTTATTCAACAAGCTGTAAAACTTATGGTTCAACAGACAAAGAATAAAAAGCCAGAGCTAATGGATTCAGAAGAAGATAAGATGGAAGATAATGGCGATTAATATATTGCGTGAGTCGGATACGACTAAATCACGTCATGTTAATCCAGCTTATGTAGATAAAGATGGCAATAGTTATATTGCTAGTTCTGATAGGCCATTTCCTATTGTAGATGTAAATCATTTACGTTTACATGAAGGTAAGGCTTTTAAGGCATACAGAATATATCCAAGCGCAACAAAACTAGCAGATGGAGCAAGTTGTAATATAGCAATTGCATGGGCTAGTGGTGTATATCCACATATATTAATGGATGCAAGTTGCGGTGGCAATGCTGAACTGTATATGTATGAAGGTGCAACTGTATCTGGTGGCACATCGTTTACAGCAGTTAAAAGAAATAGAACGAGTGCAACAACAAGTCAATCAGCAATATTAATTAATCCAACTGTAACAGTAACTGGAACTGAAATTGATGCAGAGCTTGTTGCTGGTGGCTCTGGTAAAAAATCTGGCGGTGGTGGATCTAGCTCTTTAGAGATAGTATTAAATCCATTAACAACATATTTATTTAGATTAACTAATGTTAGTGGCTCTGCTCACATGGCTGAATTATTTTTAGAGTGGTATGAATAATGCCATTAAAGAAATATCAGAATCCTAAAGGTGGTTTGAATGAAGCTGGTCGTAAATACTTTAAACGAACAGAAGGCTCAAACTTAAAAGCACCAGTTAAGGCTGGCACTAACCCAAGACGAGTGTCATTTGCTGCTCGATTTGGTGGAATGGCTGGCCCATTAACAGATGAAAAAGGTAGACCAACAAGACTAAAGTTAGCACTAAAAGCATGGGGATTTGGTAGTAAAGAAGCAGCACGTAACTTCGCAAATAGAAATAAAAAGGATTGATATGGCAGAGATGATGAGATTATCCGCTGATGATGTTTTAAAAAGACATGATAAAGCGCTAACAAAAAAAGAGGACTTTAGATCTTTATACGAAGAATGTTATGAGTTTGCGTTACCACAACGTAATCTTTATGACGGCTATTACGATGGTAAGACATCTGGCCAAAAGAAAATGAATCGTGTATTTGATGCTACTGCCATTAATTCCACACAACGATTTGCTAATCGTATGCAATCTGGCATATTCCCACCACAACGTAAGTGGTGCAGACTAGAGCCAGGCACAGATATTCCACAAGAGCGTAAAGCACAAGCTCAAGCTTCATTAGATATATACTCAGATAAAATGTTTGCTGCATTAAAGCAATCAAACTTTGATATTGCTATTGGTGAGTTCTTATTAGATCTATCCGTAGGCACTGCTGTAATGATGGTGCAACCTGGTGATGACATTAATCCAATTAACTTTATTCCTGTGCCACAATTCTTAGTATCGTTTGAAGAAGGTGCTAATGGCCAAGTAGATAATGTATATAGACGTATGCGTATTAAAGGCGAGTCTATTATGCGTCAATGGTCAGATGCAAATATTCCAGAAGATCTACAAAAGAAAATAGATCAAAAGCCAACAGATGATTTAGACTTTATTGAAGCTACTATATTAGATCAAAAGCGTGGTGATTTTTGTTACCATGTAATTCATAGAGAATCTAAAACTGAAATAGTTTATAGACGTATGACTAGAAGCCCATGGATTGTATCTCGTTACGCTAAAGTAGCTGGTGAGATCTATGGTCGTGGTCCATTAATCACTGCATTGCCAGATATTAAAACACTTAACAAGACATTAGAGTTAGTATTAAAGAATGCTTCATTAGCTATTGCTGGTGTTTATACCGCAGCAGATGATGGTGTATTGAATCCTAATACAGTTAAGATTATTCCTGGAGCTATTATTCCTGTAGCACGTAATGGTGGCCCACAAGGTGAATCATTAAAACCATTGCCACGCGCTGGTGACTTTAATGTATCTCAAATCATTATGAATGACTTGCGTATGAGCATTAAACGTATATTACTTGATGAGTCATTACCACCAGATAATATGTCAGCACGTTCAGCAACAGAAGTTGTAGAGCGTATGAAAGAATTATCACAAAACTTAGGATCAGCATTTGGTCGTTTAATTAATGAAACAATGATTCCATTAGTTACCAAAATATTAGGTGTTATGGACGATCGTGGCATGATTAACTTACCACTTAAAGTCAATGGTCTTGAAATTAAAGTATCAGCAGTAGCTCCGTTAGCACAAGCTCAAGCTATGGAAGAAGTGCAGAATGTATTGCAATATGCACAAATAGTTCAAGGGGCTGGTCCACAGGCTCAATCAATTATTAAAATTGATGCTATGATGGAGTTTATAGCAGATAAGCTTGGAGTGCCACAACGTATTCTAAATACAGCAGAAGAACGCATGATGATCCAACAACAACAAATGCAGATGGCCGCTATGGCAGCTCAAGCAGCACCAGAAGCTGTGCCAGAGATGGTTAAAGGCGCTATGAAACAGCAAGGTGGTATGTAATGGCTGGATGGGAAGATTTAGAACAAGGACTGCCACTTGATATTAGAGATGTTAGTCAAGCTAGAGAAGATCTAGATAGATTAGCATTACGTGTATTAGGTGATGAAGATGGACAAAAATTGATGGATTGGTTACGCCAATCTGTTTTAGAGCAACCAGTTGCCTTGCCTGGTAGCGATTCTAGTTATGCTTACTACCGAGAAGGTCAGAATAGCATGGTCAGAGATTTGGAAGCAAGGTTAATTCGCGCAAGGAAAATAAAATGACAGACGACGTAATCGAGCCTAGTAGCTCTGAGGAATCTTCTCAAGACACTGGCCTACTCGATAATGTAAATGTAGAACCAGCGGCACAAGAAGCAGATCCAAATAAAACAGCAATATCACATCTTGATACACCAGAAGATGATGGCCCATTAGAAAGACCAGATTGGTGGCCAGAGAATTTCTGGAAAAAAGATGATTCAGAACCAGATCTAGAAGCGATTGCAAAATCATGGACAGATCTTCGTAAGCAAATCTCACAAGGCAAACATAAAGCACCAGCAGATGGTAATTATGACTTAGGTGCATTTGGATCAGTTCCAGATACAGATCCAGTCAAAAGCCATGTAGTCACATGGGCTAAAGAATATGGTGTAAGCCAAGTAGCTTTAGATGCCTTAGTTTCAAAAGTAGTTGAAATGAATGCTAACGTAGCTCAAACCACAACAGTAAACTTAGAACAAGAACGTAAGTCGTTAGGCCCTAATGCAGACGCACGTATTAAAAGCGTTGTGCAATGGGGAACAAGTCTTGTTCATAAAGGCGTATGGGGTAAAGATGACTTTGAGGAATTTAAAGTTATGGGTGGCACAGCTAAAGGCATTGCTGCTTTAGAAAAGATTAGAGCTGCATACGAAGGTAGAGTTCCAACAGATAGCGCTCCAGTAGGTAATGCACCATCTAAAACAGAGCTATATGCTATGGTTGGAGATCCAAAATACAATACTGATCCAGCATATAGGGAAAAAGTAGAGAAAATGTTTCAAGCATCATTTGGAGGGTAATCTCCGTAGTAAATTAGGCCCACTTAATTGTGGGCTTTTTTTTGCATAAAACACTTGCCAAACTCTTAAAAATCTGTTAAAAACTGCTCAAGGCTCATTGCATTCGCAACCCTTCACACAAGTCGTCTTGTCGTCTGGCTATCGTAAATAGCAAGCAACGGCCCAGAACGTCTGGCTAACCAAAGCGATAAACTTTATTTTTTATCAATTCTAGGAGAATAACATGGCTATTGGATTATCTAATGCTTTTGTAACCCTCTTTGATGCCGAAGTTAAACAGGCTTACCAAGGTAAGGCTAAATTAGTTGGTGCAGTTCGCCAAAGACGCGGTGTTGAAGGATCAGTAGTAAAATTTCCTAAAGTAGGCAAAGGCGTTGCTACTTTAAGAATCCCACAAACAGATGTATCACCATTGAATGCTGGCTTTAGCCAAGTAACTGCTACTTTAGCAGACTGGAATGCAGCAGAATATTCTGACATCTTTATGCAACAAAAAGTAAATTTTGACGAAAGACAAGAGTTAGTGCAATTAGTATCTAACGCTATCGGTCGTAGACAAGATCAAATGATTATTGATGCGCTTGTAAACTCATCAACATCATTAACAGTGTCTAACGATATCGGTGGTTCAGACACTAACTTAAGCGTAGCAAAACTACGTGACGCTAAACGTCTATTAGACAAAAACAACGTTCCACCAGAAGGTCGTCACATTGTTCTTCATGGCAACAACTTAGCTTCATTACTTTCAGAAACAGCAGTAACTTCTTCTGACTTTAATACAGTTAAAGCTTTAGTAGCTGGTGAACTAAATACTTTCTTAGGCTTTACATTCCATTTATTGGGTGATCGCTCAGAAGGTGGTTTACCAATTGATGGTTCTTTAGATCGCAAAGTTTTTGCATTCCATAAAGACTCTGTTGGCTACGCAGAAGGTATCGCTCCTCGCACAGAAATCAATTACATTCCAGAAAAAACTTCATTCCTTGTGAATGCTGTATTCTCTGCGACTGCAACTGCTATCGATGCTGAGGGTATTGTTCAACTCACATGCCGTGAATCTTAATTTAAGGAGATACTAAATGGCTTATTCATCAACTGGTTTAAACGCTGCTGGTGGTCAATCAAAAGCTGGTAATGCTCCACAAATTTGGACATATACTAGTGCTGACGCAATCGCTACAGTAAACACAAGTGGTTACTTTGATGGTGCTTCTTCACTTTTAAAAGTGGGCGACATCATTTTTGTTTACGATTCAGCAACTCCTACAATGAGCATTGTATTTGTATTATCAAATTCATCTGCTGGTGTTGTAGACGTATCTGATGGTTTAACAGTAACAGCAACAGATACAGATTAATACTCTGTATTGCAGTAAGTAACTTGGGTAAGGTGGGCGTTTATGCGCTCACCTTATTCTCACATCTGGAGATAGAGTATGGCAGCTGGAGATTCAGCATTATCAGTTTGTTCTGATGCACTAATATTATTAGGCGCAAAGCCTATTTCTTCATTCACAGAAGGCACTGATGAGTCATCTACATGCGATCGTCTTTATTTTGATATAAGAGATCAAGCGTTAATGATTTATCCATGGTCATTCTCATTTAAAAAAACTCAATGTGCTAGACTGGTCACTACACCGGCTACTGAATACAAATACGAATACCAATTACCATCAGATAGATTAGGATCACCAAGAGCTGTCTATGATGCTAACGAAGTAGGCTCGCCTGTTAGAAATGACTATAGAATCATGGGCGATAAGGTTTTAACTAATTACGAAGAAGTATGGGTAGATTATCAATACTCAGTGACAGAGCCAAATATGCCTGTCTATTTTATTCAATTACTTAAATATATGATGGCATGGCATTTATGTGTGCCTATTACAGATCAAGTAGATAAAGCTCAGTATTGGCAAGCCGTAGCTACAGGATCACCGGGCGAAAATGGTCGTGGTGGCTATATGCGTCAAGCTATGAATATTGATGGTCAAGGACAACCAGTAAACGCTATACAAGACTTCTCATTGATTAATGTGAGGTATTAATGGCTCGCTTTGTCACAGTCCAAACCAACTTCACTACAGGCGAATTAGATCCACTATTAAGAGCGCGTATTGATTTAAAGTCATACGAGAATGCATTAGAAACAGCTCAAAATGTATTCTGTCAGCCACAAGGTGGCATTACTCGCAGATCTGGCACAAGGTATATAAACTCATTACCTTCAATATCTGACACGTTTGCAACAGGAACAGCACAGGCTGGCGCATCAAGCACAATTACATTGGCATCTGGCGCAAGCGCATCTGATAGTTTTTATAGCTATATGTATGTCGCAATAACTAGTGGCACTGGCTCTGGACAAACAAGACAAATAACATCATATATTGGATCTACTAAGGTAGCTACTGTATCTACTGCATGGACAACAACTCCAGATGCTACATCTGTATATAGAATATATAATTCAGCAGATCTTGGTGTTAGACTTGTTCCATTTGAATTTTCAACATCTGATAGTTACATGTTGTGTTTAATTAATAACCAAGCGTATATTTACAAAAATGGTGCATTAATTACAAACATTAATAGCACTGGCCTTAATTACTTAGATACATCTAGTGTTGGGTTATTTGGCCCAAGATTAAATGAAATATCATGGACTCAATCTGCCGACACATTAATTCTCACGCATGAAGATATGAATCCAGTAAAGATTGTTCGTGGAGCATCTGATTCATCATGGACGGCATCAGCATTAACTTTTGATAGTATTCCTAAATATTCATTTGCATTGTCATATACTAATCCAGCTGGAACAATTACTCCGTCAGCTATATCTGGCAAAGTTAAAATTACTGCATCATCTGGTGTTTTTTCTGCTGGAAACGTTGGTCAATATATTAATGCTAGTCCGCAAGGCCGTGCAAAAATAGTTCAGTATTTAACTTCGACAACAGTTAATGTAGTTACAGAATTTCCATTTTTTGATCTTACAGCAATTGCTAATGGCAATTGGGATATTGAGTCTGGCTATGAAGATGTATGGTCATCAACAAAAGGTTGGCCAAGAACAGTAACATTCCATCAAGGTCGTTTATATTTTGGCGGATCTAAGTCAAGGCCATCTACTATTTGGGGATCTGTCGTAGGATTGTTTTTTGATTTTGAGCCAACAGAAGGTTTAGATGATGACGCACTAGAAGCTACATTAGATACTAATACATTTAACGCTATTACAGACATTATCTCTGGTCGAGATCTTACTATATTTACAACGGGTGGTGAGTTTTATGTGCCACAATCTGGTCTAGAGCCTATTACACCTTTATCATTCTTTGTGCAGTCTACTAGCCGTAATGGAAGTAAGCCTGGCATACGAGTTCAGCAATTAGAAGGTGGTGTTATATTTGTTCAAAGACAAGGTAAGTCATTATCTGAGATTGCGTATTCTGATACACAACTTACTTATGTTACATCAAAAATATCTCTATTATCTGGACATTTATTAAAAACACCTAAACGCATGTCATTAAGACGTGCAGTGGATACAGAT